AGATCTGCATATACATCTAATGCAGAAGAAATAATTGAATCATCATCCATAGCCTCATAGTCTCTAAATAATGATATTCTTTGAGCTTTAGCTAGCTCTCCTGAATACCCCATATAGCCACCATAGCCTGCTGTTGTAGAAAACATTCGAGTATAACGATCCATTAATTTTTTGGATCCTACTTGCATCTTATCTGTATCTACAATTTTTAACTTTTTTCCACCTACGTTTCTTACAATAACGTTAGTAGAAAATAATCGTCTAATTCTATCAAAAAATGTATCTTGTTGTGCCATTTTATTCCTTATTACCTATTAACCACGTTAGTGATTCTTTTTTGTCGCCTACATGCATTTTCCAGCCATAGTCTTCTGTTGATTCAACTGTATACACACCAGAATTTCCACCTATTTTTTCCATAGTTTCTCTTGTCATTCTCATATTTTCATCATGAAGCTTCAATGCTGTTTCCCTTATCCAAAGACCGATAGCCATACTCATAACTAAATCATCATTATATCCTCTTAAAGCTTCCGGTTTCCCATTATTAAATATAAATACAAATAATTCCTCTATCAATCTAATGGAATTTATTTTTAATTCTTTTTCTCTAACAAAATGGGCTAATTTTTCTATAATAAGGGGCCTACTTTTTAATGATGTTGTGAAGCCTGGTACCATTTGTTTGTTTTCATTCTTATATTTGTTTGTATATTGTCTATTGGCATCTATGTATCTTATATCTTTCTTCATCCAGAATAAATTTTTATAATCTCTGTCTATTAGTATTTGTAATACTGCCCAGCCAACGTTATTATTCTCAACAACCAACAATGCATCATTATATTCTGTTGCTACTGACATTAGTATTCCAGCAAACCTTGTTGTACCTTCCTTTGACTTATATTCTACAACTTGTTCAAGTGTTTCTAGGTCTATTACATGAAAAGCGGAATAATCTGCGCCATCACCACGGGCAACGTCAGCACTAAGTATATACCTTCTGTTTAAAACAGGTTGCGACCATATCCACATTGCATTATCATATCGTTTTTCAGTTGGCTTTTGTATAAAATTGTCTTGATACTCTTTTAAAATTTCACCAGGAATCACAGACTGCCCTGATGTGATAAAGTCACAGTCACACTCTTGTGCTGCCATATCAGGGCCCAATAATGTATTTTGTTCGTCTCTCCACGTTTGTCCTCTGTTTGGATGAACAGTCCAATGTAATTTTATAAAATTAAAGCTGTTAGCACCTGTCTCAGCATCTGACCACGTCTTATGAAACCAGTTCCCCATACCATTTGGTGTAGATAAAGCGATACATTTACCACCTTCAGCTAGAGTCTGCTGAGCTGCTGCCCAAATTTCATCAATATTTTTAATAAATGCAGCCTCATCGATAATCAATAATGATAATGCTTCAGAACGACCTGCTTCAGTAGTAGATGATATTGCCTTTATTTGAGATCCATTGTTATATCGGAGTGATAGTTTATTATCCTCAACACATTTTTGTCTTAGCCACGGAGGAAGTGCTTTATGCATTACCCTTACCTTTGTAACCAAGTTTTTTGCTACTTCTTGCTTAGTTGCAATAACCAAAATATTCTTATCCTGATGAAAGGTCATCATCCATAATGAATATCCTGCTGAAAGCGTTGATAATCCTAGCTGTCTTGCCTTTAAAATAACATTATAATTATGATCTTTAAAATCAGTCAGAGTCTTAGCCTGAAAATCGTATAAATCGAACTTAATTTTACCTCTTACAGGATGCTGAATGTAGCAATACTCCTTCATGAAGTATACAGGATCAAGCGCGCACTTAACGTACTCCTCTTTTATCTGTTCTCTAATTTGCTTCGATGTCGCCATTATGCTCTCTTATTAATTCATTAATTTCAGATAGTGCAATTCCCAATTCTTCTAATGCTTCATCTGCCATTTCCTTAATTTTAGGGTCTTTTTTATATGTCTCTATATGAACAAACCCAGTATCAACATTTACAGGCTCTACAAATGATGCATCACCTTGCTCTCTCCAGCTAGTTATTGATGCTAGCTGTTCTTCAATTATTGATTTCTTATTTTGGAGATATTTTCCTCTTTCCCATTCTTCAAATGTACCATCAACCCTCATTTTATGCTCAATTTGGATTTGACAATCAAAACAGTGCTTATATAGTCTCCACATCTTGCCATCTAGCCTCTGATTCTTCATTATTTTGCTACATTCAGGGCAAAACCACGGCATACGAACATCCTTCATAATATCAGTTAGTTCTGATTGGCGTGTTTCACCGGCTTTGGGATCTTTTTTACCTTTGTAACCAACCATCACTCTTTTTTTAGTTTCACGGCCAGCTAATATATCACCTAATGCATCATTTTGTCTTTGTATTTCCTTGCTATATGCCATAACTACCTTGAAAACTTCATTAAACCTGTAATTTGGTTTATTGGTGCAAAATAACCTGTGAACTTGTATATCTTGCCATTATATTTAAAAACTAATCCCTCAGATGGCACTAAATTTGATAAATCTCCCATATCAGATATTTTACTTAATTGTGCTTCTAACTTACTAATTGAGGAAGGATCTTTTTTGCTTCTTATTTCTCTTGCTGCCTTATCTAAGCCTTTTTTTAGTGCTTGTACTGTTGCTGATGGGTTTGGTGCCAGCCAATTACTAACATTACTAAGTATCTCTGCGCCTAATTCAAAAAATAATACCTCAAATGGACGCATATTTTCCTTTAACATCTTAGCGTGGTCTTGTTTTTCAGTAGCCCTAACCCAGTCTACAAACTCTGGATGATCTGCCTTTAGCTTATTGATCTCAGTCATTTTATAACTCTTATCTGAAAATGCCCATCTTTTCATGAGTGGATATAAAATATCATCAGTTATATTCATGAAATCAGTTTGATTTGCACCATTTAAAATATATTCTAACCAAAAGTGTTGGTGATATAATGAAACCTCATCTGTATCCTTCAGTTTATATATATCCTGTAGCTTTTTCAAAGCGCCTAAAAATTTCTGTCGCTTCTTACCATAGTCCTTTGCCTTAGCTATCTTAAGAACATTTGGCCCCTTAAACGCAAACTTTGTCTTAATTCCTTTGTTTAGTTTATTAATAATTGCAGCTAATTTTTTGCCACCGCCCTTTACTTCACCTGTGGACGCCCACGCGTCGTTATATATTAAGATTCCGTGGAGTATAATTTGCATTCCGCCATCGTAGTCTATTACATTCTTTGTATCAGGATAGAGAATTTCTATATTAGCCCAATTTTTACCATTATCAAATAATTCTTCTTGATCTTTTGTAGACAACCGCTCTAAAGATGATTTCAGATCTACCATTGAATAGACAAAAGCATTCCTGACAGTTGGTATATGATGCTTAAACTTGTTCTTTATATCATCTAGTGTCATGCCCCCACGCTTAAGATCTCCCTTATTTCTAGCAGCTTTAGCTTCTCCGTCTACAACTGATACCATTATGTTCTGTCCATCTAGCTTTTCTGTCACTGATTCTTCTTTATCTAGATGCCCCTGTAACCCCTGATCTATTATTGATTTTAAGTCTCCAAATGTTAGCTCATAATCATCAAATGGATGGGCCATGTGCCCGTAAGCACCTCCCTCTAATATTATACCCTCCTTAAATGAGCCAACAAAGAGGTCAAATGTTTTTTGATCAAAATATCCAAACATTTTCTTAAAAAATTTCTCTTTAATTTTTATATCATACTTTTCGGAACCTAATAATTTGCGCATCGTTGTGCCATCTATTTCTTGGCCACCGACCTTAACAGAAACGTGAGGTGCTTCTAATATATAACCATGTTTTTCATAACCCTCAAGTCTCATATAATTCTTTTTGTACTCTTTAAAGTACTTTCCAGCTGTAAGTCTTCCCTTATCCTTCGCACCAACCACAAAAACCACTGCGGTTGATTCACCATCAAACTTTTTTAGTAAACCCTTAGGTATATATGGCTGATTCTCTTGCACAATTGCTGATCCATTAATTCCCATTTTCTGCATGTGCCTTTTCTTTTGTGAAAAATTCATAGGATGTCTATCACCGCCAGACTTATTAGATGTCGTAATAAATACTTCTTTAAACATTTTTGTTATGTGTTCATACACTTCTTTGTGATGTGGACCAAACGGTTGAAATCTTCCTGGGTATACTGCAACTATTGTTTTGATACCTGGTGCCTTAATAGCACTTGCTTCTTTAACTTCTCTTTTACTTTTAGAAAATTCTATTGCTCTTAATTGTGCTAGAGCTTTTTCTTTACTTTTATGTGATCCTAATTTCTTACCCCCATTCTTTGGATAGACAATATATTCATCTCCAACTTTTTTAATTTTTTCTTTTAATGCTATTGTTAAAGATACATTTTCGTTAACTTTAGCATTATTTATTCTTTCAGAAGGAATTATCACAACCTGACTTTTTC